TCATCTTAATGAACAACGAGAAGCTAAGAACTCACTTCTCGCTAACATATCTTCATTTTCTGCCACGTCATGTGCGATATAACTATCCAAAATCATAAAATCATCTGCATTAAGTCGCATTTCTTTTGGCAAAGAAACAATTCTCGTTTTCAAACCCAACTCTTCAAGTTCAGCATTAATCATTTCATTATAAGTCATAATATCTAACCTCTCTAAAATTCTTTGTCAATAATATCACAGTTCACTTTATTTTGTCAACCTTTTCGTCATCATTTTTTTCGTCATCTTTTATAGGTGTTAAATTTTTCTCATATCCTTTAAACTCGCACCACTTGTCTTGGTGCGGATAAAAATTTTCATTAATTTGTTCTATTGAGTCCGAAGGATTCCTAAAGTTGATACCACTAGGATAGTTTAGACTTATCACTGACTGTATTCCATTTTTAGCTGAGGATGATGCATCAATAATAATTTCTCCAAACGCGTAGCCTCTTTCATAGCCTTCCTCGGAATAAAGTTCACATACCCATACAAATTGAGGTAATAATAAAATTGATGAGTAGAAGTATTTAAACTCCATAGATTGTTCATCATTCTCTTCGGTTTTGAAAATCTTGTAACTGTTTGAAGATGCCAAAAACAACCTTGTAATTATGTTTTTGCTTTTAAGTTTATCTAAATATTCCTTTGCACGAACGAATAAACCTGTTTTCTTATATTTCAATAGTCGCATCGCAATATCATATGCATCGGAAGCTTCCAAAAACATTTTTTTGTACAAAGGAACCGCAATGTTTGAAACACTCATATTATCATGCAAAGATAATTTATCAAAACTTCTTATTGCGTATGGAATTTGGTTATCGTCAATAACAACAAAATTTTTATAAAAATCTGCCGAGTTTATTATATTAATTCTTTTCTGATTCTCCGATATTAAAATCTCGCTATTTTCATATGCTTTTTCTTTATCTTTTTCTTTGCCATGACCAATGCACAGTAATGAGTGTCCACTTTTTCTAAGATCTTCTGGTTCTACATTAACACCAACTATCATTCCTGACTCGACATAATAATATAGGAGACGCTTCATTTCGTCGTTTTGTGTTACAGAGGTTAACGAGTGATTATGCATTGTTCGTCTATTGTATAACCTAGGCGAAAAACCTAACTCGTATAGTATTTTGGTTAATACACTATATGTTATTCCATGTGGAGGTAACACTCTTTCATGACAGTATTTCTTTTCCAACTCTAAGATATCACTCGGTAAGACAACTTTGTATTCTGGATAAGTATTAGCATAGTAGTCCATTATATTCAAGATAGTGGCTTCTGCACACCTTGTCGTTTCAGTATCTTGCATTTGGTAAGGAAATGCTTTAATTTTAAATTCAACGCCATAAATGTGGCAAGTATATTCTGATAGTCTCATATAAATTTTATCAGAGGTTAAATATCGGGGTTGAATTAAAGCTTTTACAATATGGCTTATTTCTAATGGACTAATGACAAAAAAGCCAATTATCCTCCCCTTTAATATTTTTTGCTTATTTTTATCAATAAACCAAAAAATATTATCTACTTCACCAACAAACAATGAAACTCTGATACAAAACCTATCAACTTGAAAATGTTTACCCGAAAAAACAGAATTATAACTATCTCGATAATTATTGTTGACATTGTATTCTTCGATAACGATTGTGTATGTTTCTTCTGTAATTCGGTTAAGAATAAATTCTGCGATCTCTTTACTTATAAAGTATTGTCCGAAATTTTCATAATCACTAAACTTGTTTTCAGAACGTTCTTTATATTTCGGGAATAATATATCAAGAACCGTTTCTATTTGTTTAGTTCTATTTTCTTTATTAATTATATAAAACTTTTTCTTAATCATCTGCAACTCCAACTACTTCTAAAAATTAATAATAAATCCATCTTTGTACGGTTTGAAAACACCTTTTTTTAAAAGATCTTCAAAAATTTCTAAAGTCTTATCAGATTCGAAGGTGCATTTGCCTTCAATAAAGTATTTGCATTCCCACTTGGTTGGTTTTAACTCACACTGATGATTTTCAGGAATCCAGTTTAATATTTGTTCCTTGCTAAAACTATGTATTTCTCCGAAATTCTTCACGGCTTGTAAGTAAACGCATAAACTTATATCATCAAGTTTTATCAAAAAATTTTTAGAAAAATTTTTGAAATATAAAACCATATCTGGAATTAAGGAAACCATATTTTCTATTTCAAAAGTTTCTTCCATCGACGCTTTATAAAGGTAAAAAATAATTTCTGGATGCTTGAAAATCATTTTCATAAACTCTGCTAAAGCCTCATTTATTTTAATATGATTTTTAAAGGCACAAAGTTGAACAACATTTTCACTTTCGTACATATCTGACCCATAAAAATATGCATCTTGGCGATTTAAAGATTTTTCTTCTGCAAATATACAGTTCAAAATAATATCTTTGTTTTTCAAGACTCTTTCATCGCTGCTCTCGTTAATCATTTCAAGCACATCGCTTCTAATATAATTATAATAACTCATAAAAAACTCCTTTAAAAATTTTTTCAAACACAAAGATAGTAATAAAACAAGCATCCACTTGTCAATACGCTTTACAAAAATGTGCTTTTTTTGAACAAAAACGTGATAAAATTTACAAAAAAACACAAATTTCCCCTTATTGTGACATAGAAATTACAATAAGGGGATAAACTTTACAGTATTTTATAGTATTTTACAGCTTCGCCCAGGTTTTGGGGCCGACGATGCCGTCGGGGGTGAGGCCTTTTGCTTTCTGAAAGTTTTTAAGGGCGTATTCTGTGTTGGTTCCGAAATCACCGTCACAGGTGAGGTCTTTGCCGTCTTTGCCTTTGTAACCGAGTTTTTTCAGTTTGGTCTGAAGTGTTTTAACTTCATCACCTTTTGAACCTTTTCTCAAGGTTACGAGGAAACCGGGCACACTGTAAGACCTGTTTGACGAATTATATCTGAAATAAGACGGTGACGGTCTTGTATCAAGGTGCATATACATCTGATATTTGCTATCGAGGCCGATTCCGGTAAAACCTATCATCTGAGCATATCTGGCTGCTTCTTCAAGAATCGCAGGTGAAGATTTTGCAAATGTAATGTCTGCAGCAAGGCCGTAGAGGTGCTGAGAGTTTGAAACACCGCCGACTTTCTTGTTGTATGCCGGTGTTCTGTATGCTGATGAGATATTGATGACACCGAACTTGTCCCTCATCTTCTGAAGAAGTTTGACAAGTTTATCATCGATAAGTATTTCATCAGACCCGCATCTACTTCTGAACTCTCTTACTTTGAAGTTTGCAGAGAGCTTCGTTTCACCATCTTTTTTGAGAGAGTATTTTTTAACTGCCATTTTCTTTCATCCTTTCTATCTGTGATATTCTTCAAGGTCTTTTATTCTGTCGCATGCCGTTTCAAGTTCGCGGTCTGTGACAGCTTCATGCTTTTCAAGCTCGTAAACTCTTTCAATTACAGAATTGTGTTTTTCGACCTTTTTTTCAAGCTGTTCAATACGGTAATTTGTAAGCTTTGAGTTAATGAGTATACCTGCGAGAGTTGCAATAAAACTTCCGATTACACTGGCAAGAGAAACAATAATGTCTGCTGTCATTATGTACCCTCGCTTTCCTCAAGCAACTTCTTATTGCTGTCCCATTTCTTTTTGGCTTCGGTGAGCACGTCTTCTGTTATTTTTGTAAGTTGTTTTTCCGTTACAAACATTTTTAAAAGTGCCGGTAGTCTGGGATAAATCGCCGTAATAACACTTGCAAGTTTCAGCACACCTGTTCCACCGCCGTATTCTCTTTCGGCTTCGGTCACAAGTGCAAACAACTGTTTTCTCACAAGTGTCAGGTCCTTTTTGTAAATTGCGTAAACGAGTGAAGCAACTGCTATGATAACAAGCAGAATATCACTCCAATGGTTAATGATAAAATTAACAATCTGCATCTTAAAAATCCTTTCTTATGTAACATTTTCGTCAGAACGCGGAACATTGTTGCTGTCTCTGCGGTATTTCATTTTTTCTTCCTTATCGGTTTCAACTACTGATTTGATAAAATAACCGAGAGAAACTGCAATAATTTCTGTTATACCTGTAACTGATATAGCTTCAGCAATGTTTTCTCTGCCCATAAAAGCAAGCACAAAGCTTAAGTATACCCAGGACACTCCGAACCATAACAGACGATTGACCCATTTCTTTGTAAATGTGGTCTTTTTTGTTTTCTTACGGTATACCTGAATCAATTTCTTAATCATCTGAATGCACCTGCAATCAGAAAGTAGAAAAACGCTATGTACATTTCCGTTATTCTCCAAATGTTATAAATCATAGTTATTCCTCCTCACAGTATTTCTGTAAATCTCTTATACTGCTGATGAGTTCGCTTCTTTCGTTTTCAAAAACAGAGAGAAGTCTGCGACACGTGAAAATCTCATCAGCATTTCTGATTCTGTTTGTCATGGCTCTGTGTAATCGGCAACGGTAGACAATAATTTTTTCGTCAAGTTTTTCAAGTTCTTTTATGTAATCGTTTCTGAGTTCTTCAAGTGATTTACTCATAAATTAACATCCTGACCTGTGATTTCCTTGAATTCGTCTACTGTTATCCAGCCTTTTACAACTGCGTTTGCCACACGTTCAACAGACCATAACCCTTTGTCATAATAATTTTTGACTTTTTCATACTTGCTCATTGTCAGATTCCTCCGTATCTTCAAGTTCAACATCGCACATCATTGCAATATAGTCAATATCGGCAGTGTTTTTCTCCTGTTGATTCTGACGCTGAATGTTGCGGGTTCTTTCTTCATTGAGTTGCTGAAAAATTGTTTTTATACCAAACATAAATTTACCTCCTTAATAAATGACACAGGCAGAAACCAGATAAAATAAAATTCTTGTAGTTGAACCCGCACCTATTAATAGAAAAAGAAGGCGGCGTACATGCTGAAAATGTTTAATAAGTTGTAAATCATGTTTCTGTCACCTCGTCAAGAATTTGATACCTACCCTCGATAAGGTTGCCCCAGGTGGAGCTCATAAGGTTTAGGTACACAGCCTGCGACTCTTGACTGGGTAATATAAAACGCAAGTCGGGGCAGGTAGTCGCGTCTGGAAATGCGTTATTGTTTATAAGGTTTGGTGCATCATGCACTGTGGGAGCTGAGGGCAAGTACACCCTCTTGAGGCCTGTGCAGTTCCCGAAGCAGTTCGCCTGGAGTTTGACCTTTCTCGGGAGTATTACAGTTTCCAACTTTTTGCACCCGTAGAACGCGTTGGGGTCGATGGACAGCACGTTCGAATGTATTTCCACAGAAGTCAGAGAGGGGTGCGAGTACATCGCATAGCGACGTACAATGTCAACGCCCGCGAAATCCTCAGCTGTCAACTCTAAGGTGTCTGGTGTTTCTGAGGACAATATCAGCCTGATTTTTTCACGAAGTGCTTCGACCTCTTCATCCGGTTCCATGGATGCCGTTGCGTTCGCGACTGCCAGGTCGATGCTGTTCACGTAAGCCCTGAACGGGGTCGAGTCTGTGACTGCCACGCCGTGTGAGATGAGCTTCTCCTTCATCAATGCTTTAGTCTCGCGGAGGTAGTCCTCCTGTGCTTTTTGGTTACTCATCTTCGACGACCTCCCCGTTGATTTCTTCCAGGAACGTGCTGTACCCGTTCACCGCTGTCTGGAGTTCTGCGATTGCCTTAGTGTTGGTCTCTGTTTGGCTTTTTGTATTTTCTGCTGTTTTTATAACTCCTTCAACTTTAGGGCCCAGTTGGTTATAACTCTGTTGTGCACTGTTTGCAATATTATGGGCTGCTTTACTTGTCTGCTCTGCTGTATTGAGTCGGCTCACATAATCAGCCACTTGGTTTTGTGCGGCTATCGCTTGGCTCAATGCTTTGTTTGATTGGGTCAAGGCTTTCGATGCGTTCGCAGTAGCTTCGGTGGTCTGCGCCGTTAAACTCAAAAGTTGCTTAGCTGTCTTTTTGTCTACTCTCTGCCAGATGCACCCACCGCTCAACTCTTCGGCTATATAGAACCCTGCCTCGTGAGTGATTGCGCCCAGTTGTGAGATTATAGACAGCGCGGGTTCTGGGTGTATATCTGCAATACTTTCGTACTGCATGAACTCGTCGTCTGTCATAGTACAGAAATAGTCAAGCACCACAACGTCGGAGAGGTCGGGAAGTTTTATATCTTGCGCAGATATGGCCACAGGGTTCGAGCCCTCCCTGCTCGCTTGCCAGGACTCCTTGTTATATATATAACGGATGTCTTTGTAGTGGTCGTATATGATAACGAACACATCATATCCATTGGCTCCTCTGATATTATCTATTGAGATATCTAAGGCGCCATTACTTCCTTGCATTATGACACCGCTGGCGAAGACGAGACGCTGTTCTATCTCGCTGAAGTCAAGCGTCTCGGGCACCGCATCCGCCACGAATGACCCCTCAAAAGGAAGATGCTCGCACATAGTGACCGCGCCTTCTTCTTTATAAGGCACCTCGTCGCGACTCCACACTTTCACCTGGTCCCAGGGTGTGGCGCTTGTCGTGTTGAGTGCCACGATGTCACCCACTTCGGGGTTGTCAGGTAGAGCGTCTACCACATAAACGGGCAGGCCGTCAAGAATTACGCCTCCGTGAGTGTTTGAAGACAACTGCATTTTGAGCGGTTCAGGAGCTTCTTTTAATTCAAGTGCCAATTTATCACTCATAAACATAATCCCTTTCTACTTCAAGTTCTTCCTGGAACGGAGTGTCTACATATCCGTTGGGGAAAGTTACCTCAACTTCAACTATGTAAGTTGCGCCGTATTCAGCAAGTTCATCTGATGGTGTAAGTTTTGCAGTTTCTTTTGCCGGGAAAACAAAATCAACTTCACTTGTTTCTGCTTCCGTCACAATCTCCTGAAAAAGGCTGTATTCTGCACCTGACAACGTGCTTCGTACACCGCATCTGATTACGCTTCCCTTTTCAATAACCGTTTCGTTACCTTCTTTATCAGTGGCTATAAACGGAAATTCAAATGTATCTCCTCTGGTTTTTTTAATCATTCTTCATCACCAACTTTTTCACCTTCGTTTTTTTCTTCTTCGGATAATGAAAGTAAATGTTTTGCTGCCTGTATCGCACCTGATACGGCGTGTAAAGTTACTGTATGGTTTTCAATTGCGTTCCTGAGTTCCCTTTCCTGGTTTTCAAGATTACGTATGTATTCTGTTATTCGTTCTTTTGTAAGCATATCTTTTCTCCTTAATGATATAGGTCTATTATGTTGTGTAAATTGTCAATCGCAGCTTGAGTGGTTTTTGTCAACGTATCTATCTGATTTTGCAGATAAACTTCAGAATTGTTTATTTTTGTCATAATATCAACCATCGTGGAAGAATTCAGGGCATTTATCTTAACTTGCCCATCAGAACACAACTGCAAGATTTTTTTGTTACCCATATACCAATTTATATATCCAACAGCATCAGGAACTTTTATTGTAATCTCTCCTTCAGGATATTCTCTGAACATAAGAGATATATTTTCAGCAAACTGCATACTGATATCATAACTTGGTACAGAGCCGTTTGAAGCAGAACTTGTCCTTATTACAGTGTGTCCCGCCTGATTAAAATCGCCTAATACTATGTTATCAGCCGAATAAGTTGGATAAATGCCCACAAGATGATTACCGTTACTTCTTGCAATAGTATTACCCAGAGTTATATCCCCTGTTATATCAGCATTTCCTGAAACTTTGAATTTTTCACAGCTTGCCCAGATTAAACCGTCAACTGAAGTTGTGTAAAACTCAATTGCATCACTTGTAGTTATCTTTATACCTCTGGTAACGGTGCCGTTGCCTTCAACATTTGTGAAATAAATTGATGATATCTCATTGTTGATTATGTTGTTGAATGTAGGGAGCTGCCCTTTTTCAACCTGAAAGATACCCTGAGTATCAATAGAAATTTCCTTGTCAGCCGTCATAGCGTTCATAATCAACATATCATAAGCATCGCCCTGAGTTCTCAGACTGCCGACAATATTAAGTGTTCCGTCATCATTGGCACTGAAAACAGGACTTCCGCCTGATGAATCGCTGTAAATAGTGATTTTGCCGTTATAGACAGAAATTTCATCTTCGGTGATATACACGTTGTTATATTCTGTCGGAGCTTCGCCGATTAACTGTATGTTGTCAAATCTTACAAAATATCCGTTAGCCATTGTTTCAGAGGTAGACCATCTTGAAGCACACAATCTTAATATTACATAATATTTTTCGTCGTTCGACGGAATATTTACATAAACTGAATGCGAAACAAATTCGCCCGCGCCAACGACAAAATCATTAAAATTATCCGCATAGGATGTAGATATCGAGTTTTCAGTATAAACAAGAGTATTTGTTGAAGCTTCGTAAATGTCAACTTGAATACGAGGTTTTAGTAATGTCATGTCACATTGTGCCTCGTAATATATTTTGTATTCTTTACCCGGCAAAACATAAATCGGCTCACTGTCCAAATGAGGGTTAGCTGTTTCATGTCCGGGGCAAAGCTTTATATAATTGTTGCCGTCCGAACTTACTATTTCGGCCGAATAAAACGGAGCGCTTGCAGATTGGTTCCAGCCGATAAAGTTATCGTCGAAACAACCATTAAGAATCAAGTCTTTTTCAGTAACTTCTCTTGGGGTGCCAATAGTCAGCAATTCTGTACTTATTTTCCTTGCTGCAATGGTGTTCATAACCATATCACCGTAATCTGTATAACCGTAAAGCCATATAGGATTACCATCATTCCAACACCCTTCGCCATAAGTAAAGACAAAGCCTGCTGTTGTTGTCATCGTGATATATGTAGATTCTTCAAGTGTGGGCATATCATGGGCATATAAAATATATCCGCCGTTTTCATCTTCTACCGGAGTATGAAATAAACCTTTGCCGGTATCTTTTACTTTTTCGTTAAGCTTAATTACCTGCTGTTCAAAGTCTGAAATTTTATCTCCTGTTTTTTTTGCCAGATGCTCAATTATTGCCTTTTCAGCACTTGTAAGAGACCTTGTTTTTGCATAGCCGTTTTTCGTGGAATTAAGTCCTGCGGATTCAACTGCCATTGCACCGTTCAGAGTCCATGTTACATGGGTAAGGACTGAAAAGTGTTCGTTTGAGTCTTTTTTGAAAATTACTCCATCCATCGGCCACAGATTGGGAAGTGATTTTATGTTGGCAGTAAAAGGTCTGTACGTAAAAAATACGTTATTGCTTGTCAAAACCGCCGACATATTTCCTACCGTACTGTCTGAAGAGTTATAGTCTTCTGCGGTATCCGTAATAAGTTTATTATCCGAAATGTTGTAAGTGTATCCGGCTTTTTTTACCACAACTTCCGTTGAATCACTAAGGGTAACCGTAACGCCTGTGGTGGTTATATCGTTTTCCTCCATATCACTGCTGTAACGCATACTTTCATCAATGGTAATAACTGATGTATCAGGGAAGAAAAGCACATCAAGTTCACCGTCAGCATTGATAATAAGGTTTCCTCCCTCAAGTTCTGCATACCAACACATCAACTGTCGCCATGTGATTTCTTCGGTGTCAGATGCAAGAGGAATCTGTGATTCGGGGTTAGTACAGTTTGCTATTTTTGGATAATTAGCGTTAATATCCCTCAGTACATTGTTGTAAAAATTAGTTGATACAATAACTCCTGTTTCTGTTTGGAGTTCTGACCTCACATATACTATTGAAGGCAGAACGTTGAAACTACATGGCTTATCAAGTTTAACCATATCATCAAGAGCCGTAAGAGAAATTGTTGCAAGTCTGCGCGGCTGTTCATCAATGGTAAACACACCCATAGGAATTTCTTTTTCGTTACCAGGCAATGTGTCAACTACGCACCATACTTTTACTTTTGCACCTTCAAACTTAATATTATTCGGGTCAAACTCGGTGCCGTTATAGGTGAATTTCTGATTTCTGATTTTGAAATTCAGTTCTGCAGCACAGGCTGTACCGTAGGATATTTTGTCACCCGATACGACGTATCTGTCTACGGTACAACTGTTCTGCACAATCTGTTCTTCAGTCAGATAGAATTCACTTCCCTCTGTGGGAGAAACTTTGATTTTAACTTTTTGTGGCGGATTCAGTTTTAAAGCATTCAAAGCTGTATCTGACAAAACACTCATGTAATCATTTCCGCCTTCCTTCTGATAAGATTGAAACTTAAATTGGACCAAAGCCCTAATGCTGAATTATAAAGTGGAGTTGAACGGTTACCTACATAAAACTGTGCGGTTGTGTATCCGCCGACCTGTGGGTCAAGATAAGTAACATTTATGTATTCAGGGTTAAAAGCCTGAAGAATTTCGGAAATTTCGTCAGTGGTAAGAGGTCCCCATGATAAAGATAGTTTAACCACCTGACCGATTCTGCCTTTTTCCATTGTGCCGTCTTCCGTTCTGCCGGCATCTGATTTTGAAACATCTTCCAAATCCCACTGATATTTCTGAGGACACTTTACAGCGGGAGATTTTATCGGATTATCTGTCATTTATATCACACTCCTACAGGAACGGCCACAGCACCGTCTCTTTGATTTTTACGGCTTAATGCTTTTACAATAGTAGAAACAGGGATTTCAGCCGTTGTATCCTTTTCAAGTAACGCTCTCAAGAGATTATTCTGTTCACGAAGTAATTCATTCTGCTCACTGTTTGCATCCTGAACACCTCTTGAAATACCTGCTACAATCTGCTCGTTGTTGACAACTGCAGATTTATTTCCGATTGTGCCAACCATTTCAGGGCCTGCTTCACGTGCAATAAACATCTGACCTGTTGTGGGGAAACCGCCATCAGCAAGTCGCGGTATCCTGACTTCGCTGATTGTAGAAATGCTGAAACCTAATTTTTTACCGCCGATACCGGGAACCCAATCGGGAACATCAAAAGAAATTTTATTAAGTCCCCTTATCAATGTGTTGATACACCTGATTACACCATTTGCCATTCCTTCAAAGAAGCCAATCAAACCATTAACGACACCCTTTGCACCACGTACAATTGAATTGAGGAATCCGCCGCTTCCACCTGTTGCTGATTCAAAAGAACCCATATTTTTCTTATATGTACCAACAAGCTTTGTAGCTTTTACAATCATTGGATTGAGTTTTTCCAAAGCGGGTATCAATTTTTCAAATTCCGTTGTCTGGTCCGATACTTCGTTATACATTCTTTCTACAGGGTTTGTCAGGAAAAAGCTGATTACTGTATCTACGGTTGCAGCAATGCCCGCAATTGCACTCACCACTGTAAATGCTATAACTGCCGCTGCAAAGTCGGTCATAAACGCTGTAAAAGCGTCCATATCAGTTTTCAACGTAGGCAAAATCGCACTCATTCCGGCTAACACAGGGGCTAACATGGTAAGTTCCGTTGCTACCCTGCCGAGCGAAGCACAGAACAGGACAAAAGCTGCTGCCAATTCAACCAACAAGGCCGTGCCCATTGCAATCGCAAGTGGTAACAATCCTGCACTTGCTACGGTTGCCATACCGAGAGCCGCCGTTACAACACCGATACCGATAAGGAGTGCTGTACCTGTGCTGATAGCAGTAGTTATTGTGGGGCCGTTAAAAAGTACAGGCTGCCATGCTATTGCTATCTGATTAAGTGCAAAGCCGATTGCCCATATTTCTGCGAGGAATAAGCCCACAGATACGCCGACCACAGCCAATGTAGCTGTGCCGATTGCAAGGTTGCTCATTACTGCTGAACCTGTTGTGCCGAGTACACCTACTGCTGCACCAAATGCACCCATTAAGGCGACACCTATCAGTAAAGCGGCAGTTACGGTGTCATATTTATCAAGCACAGGTTTCCATGCATCCGCCATCTGGTCAAGCATTAAGCCGAGACCCCAGACAGCACCTACTACCAAGCCAACCGCAACTGCAACCTCAGCAATAATTACAAGACCTACACCGAGGTTTTTCATCAGCGATGTCATTTTGGTAGAAAGTTGTGATGTGGTTTGGCTGACAGTATCTGCTGCAGTTGTCACCTTCGGCAATTCCGTTGTAACCTTAGTTGTGTCAGGTGCTTTGATTTTTGAAAGAACGTCAAAAGCTACAAGAATACCACCAAGAACCTCAATGCATCCGATTACAAGTGATGCCTTATCAACGCCACTCCAATCACCTTGTTTGATAGCATTCCAGTTTGTAGCAATTTCTTCAATAATTGTTGTAAGACCTTGTATTGCTGCTGCAGCACCTGCAATTTTGATATTGCCGGTAAACAAGCCTATTGCAATGGCAATGTTGCTCAATCCTCTGATTACATCCAGAGAGTTATCAATATTAGCACCATTTTTAGCTATATCAGAAACACCGATTACAATTTCGCCTATGCCCTGAATCACCTTGAAAACACCGCCGAATTTGAGATTCCCTAACATTACCAGAGCATCGCCTATCAGTCCGGCACCTTCGCTGAGAACACCTGCAACGTTTTCGAAATTAAATCCGTTATTACTTATATCCTCCAGATACGTTCTCAATCTGTCAAGGTCAGCCAAAAACATACTTGCACCCAGTATTGAAAAACTCCACTGAAAAGATTTTCCCTTGATATTCTTTAACTTTTCAATGCCCTCCAATAACTTTTTGGAAATTTCCCATGAAGCAATGCCTGCCGCAATTGTACCTACAGTTGTAGCAATTTTTTTCAATGTATCTTCAAACGGTCCGAGGTCAGGTGTTTTTATGTTCTTCAGGAAATCATAGTCATATGCACCTAAATCCAGGCCCAATGTTGAATCATATCCGTTATCCAGAGAAGATGTTGAAGCAGAGGTATCATTGAGTTTGTTTATTTCATCAATGCCGAGCAAAGATTTTTTCAATTCTTTTACAGCCTTTTCTGCACCTTCGGTTGAATCTGTTAAATCATCCATTCCCGAAGCACCGAAATCCATACCGCTATAATCGATTTCCGGCAATTCATAACCCAAAAAATCAGCAAGTCTTTTTGCGGCATCTGTTATAACCTGAATCAAAGCCTGAAAATATGGAATAACTCTTACTGCTATTACACTTACGGCTTGACCCATAGTACGTTTTGCTTGTTCCCACTGAGCACTCATAATTCTCAATGAATTCGCAGGGGTTACAATTGTTCGTGCAAGGTCGCCCTGAATGTTCGTGGTATGTTCCATCAAAGTGACATAACGCAATGTAGCTTTCTGTGCTTCAGTCATTTTCGATGTAGAAAGGTCGATACCATGAGCAAGTGCAGTTTCACGCAGCTGTGCAACAGATAAATTGATACCCCATGCCTTAAGACCTTTAATCTGACCTGACATACCGCTTTGCAGTTTATTGAACGCGGTGGAAACATCTGTGTTCCAGAACGAAGAAAGGTCGTAAGCCATCTGAGTAAGATTCTTGCTCATTTTGTTGGTCACATCAGATGTTATTTCATAGCCTTCAGCCAACTGATTAAATGAACCCTGATAATTCATCCATTCCTGGATATTTATACCAACAAGCCTTTCAACTTCTTTTGCATACTTACGTGCTCCTTCTGCACCATTTCCCATAGCAACATAAAACAAGTTACTGCTTTCAACAAATTCATTGGATTTTTTGAACCATGAGCCAAAAACGCTTGTAATACTTTTTATCGCAGATACAGTTCTGGTTGCACCTGTTCTTAAGGAAGAAAAAGCTGAGCCGTATGAAGACACACTTTTCGAGCCTTTTGACGCAATGCCGTTAAGTTTTGACAATGTTGTTTTCAGCCCAGTTATATCTTTGCTGACATCGTCACTATCCATTTCCACTCTTATCTTTAACGTGTCGAGAACAACTTCACTCACCTTTGCCCACCTCCTTGTCTTTTGCTTTCAAACGAGAATTAAAAGCACTTGCAAACGCTTCCATCATTGCTTTTGCTTTATCAAATTCTGCCTTTTCTTTCTTTTCTTTGTTTTCTTTAACTTTGTTTTCTGTCAATGCATATGGTTGTGAGGAATACGGAGTCGCCTTTGTGCCGCGTTTTGCAAAAGCATGTAATATCGGAGATACATCACATAACGCTTCATATATGTAAAGTCCTTGCAACCATAATTCTTCATTTTTTCTTTCTGATTTTAATTTGAACGCTTCACGATAATATTTCACCAAGCAACAGTCATCGTTCCAATATTGGTCATAGGTCACACCTATTGACAAATAGAAGGGTAAGTGTTTATAAAATTGCTCAGTATAAGAAAAAACGGAAGCAGAGCCGTCTGATTCCGACTCGCCTCCGTCAGAGGAAAACAAGTCACTTACCAACTTGCTCCCCAGGTCACGTTTCCCTCGTTTTCTTCTTTTTCTTCAAACAAGGTTTCAACCGATTCATTGTACATTTCTGCGAGCTTTGCAAAAAGTTCTTCTTTGTTTGTAATGCAGTTGAACAATTTTTCAATCACTTCATTTTTTACAAATCTGTGATTTTTAAGGAATGCACCTGCAAACAACATGGGAAGTGTTGATACCGGCTTTGAATTTATGTCCTGTATTCTGAAACCATTACGTTCCATTGCTTCAATTGTTTTTCTGGTAAATTCAAGTGTATACTGTTTACCTTCAAACTCGAGATTGATTGTTTTAGCCATTGATTATTCCTCCTGATTATGTTGCGCTGTTATACTCAATAGGTGTAGACGGAGCGATTGTGACTGTCATACCGACAACTTCGTTTACGCCACCGCCTGTAACGAAGGCTGAAAGCTGACCTTTAAAGCTGAACTTTCCGTAATCACCTGAAGGAGTAACCGTGCCGTTTGCTTCTGTTCCGCCAAACCAGATAGCATAGTCTTCGGTTTTCTCTTTCAGAGCGTTGAGTTTTGCAAAATCAGTAGGATTGTAATTAGCCTCAAATTCAAGAGCATCAAGGCTCTGAATACCTGCGATATATGTCTGCATTTTGTCTGAAAGTGTTGTTGTTTCCAACATTTCAGGTGCACCGCCCAAATCAGGGAAGCTTTTGATATCAATAAGTTTTTCGTAGGCGGAGTCTCCTTTTTTCATAAGGAACACCTTATATGTACTGATAGCAGTTGCATTATTTGTTGCGGGAGTAGTTTCATCTGCCATAATTATTTACCTCCTGTAAATTACTTTTTCTTTTGATACAACGGCCTGATATCTTGCTATAATGCGATATACTGTGCCGTTGTTTGTTGTTTGCGGGACCATACTTTTGCGAGTAAATCCCATTTTAGAAAAGCGGGTATCTATAATCTGAAACACCGCTTTACACTCTGTTTTTTTACCTGATGCTTTGTTGGAATAAACATTCACTTCATACATTAAAACTGCGTGATTTTCGTCACCTGATGAATCCTGCGTGCTGTCAAAAACGTGGTTATCAGCCTCAACTATTGTTGCACAAGGGAAAGATGAAGGCACGAGAATTTCTTCGCTTCTGACTTCAGCTTTCGGAAAAGAAGTTAAAACATCGGTTTCAATATTTGTGAAAACTTCGCTTTCAATATCAATCATCCGAATACCTCCCTTGCAATTTTTGAAACAGACTTTGTCATATCTTCTGATGCGTTATACATTGCTCTTGCAGGCGGATTACCGTAAGTTCTGTAAACACCGTCACGTATCGGCTGACCGGCATTACCTTGTTCACCTACATAAACCCAGCCTTTTTCATTCGCACCTTTCCCCTGGCCGTATGAACCATGAGAAAAACCGAATTCACTTGACTGCGGATGTTCGGGATTTATAACGCCTGTACCAAACTCAATGAAAACAACTGCTTGTCCTGTAGCCACAACTTTATAACCTGTAGCAGTTTTTTCAACGTTGATTTCGACATCATTATCACCGGCATACATAGCCTTTGAAAAATCTATCCTTGCCCGAAAAGCACCAAGAGTAGACAAACGTTCAAGAAAGGTGTCAAGTTTTGTTTCAAGATTTTTTGTGTAAGCATCAATATCTTTGAGAACCTTATCAAGATTTTCCACAGTAAACGTCATCAGGACACCTTAACCTTACTTATTGCAATTGAAATGCTGTTAAGCGACTTTGCAACTTTCTTCACTATATAATCAAAAACAGGTGTTGCGTCATCGTTGAAAGAAGGCTTACTATCGACAAAAAGAACAGTGTTTTCGTCTATAGGACAAGCCATATCATCAACAACAATAACCTTGTCATACTGCAAAGACGTGCCGAATTGCTCTATCTGTGATTCACCTGTTGCAGGGGAAATGTTGGCTTTCATCTCAACCGGTTCTTCATAAACAAGTCTGTATTCGCCTGTCTTGTGCCCGCTTTCATCTCTGATTGCTTCTTTTTCTTTGAAAAGGCAGTAATGAAAAGGAATCTTATTTCTTTCAAGACATCTCATTTTCAGTCTCCTTTTTTGAAGAAATAACAGAAGCAAAAGGAACCACACAAGAAAGCATCGAATCAGGAATACTGCCGCTTTCATATGAACGGCTTATTCCGTTTTCATTGTGAGAAGTTTCGCCCTCTGCACCTTGCTTATTGTAAAGATAAAGAGCAATTTCAATCTGAAGTGAATGGTATTTCAGGGGAACAGGTTTTGTTTTTGTGGCATACGGATATGCTTTGTTAACGATTCTGTCCCCTGCCATGTCAAGAAAGGTTAACAGCAGTTCTTCGTTTGTTTCTTTAGTTAAACTTTTAAGTTTTTCAAGTTTCTGCGATTTTGTCATACTGTTAACCCGCCTTTATTTACGCACTGAGTGCAATTTTCACAACCTTTGTTTCGTCTGTAAGTGCTGCAAGGTAATATTTACGTGAGAAGATTGTGTTCAGACGCTTGTTTGCTGCATTTTCTGAACGCTTATTACCTGTAATCTGCTCAATCTCTGTACCTTTCTTGACAAAGAGAGTAACAGCTTCTTTTGTAGCAATAATAATTTCGCCTGCTGTTGCATCTTTCTTTGTGTAAAGATTTACACCGCCGACTGTACCCACATAGCCTGTTTTAGCAAATGCTTCAACATATTTAAGGTCTTCTTTAAGAGCCTTACGTACCTTTGCCATATCATCGGCGCAAACAAAACCGAAAAGTTTCACATCTTCAAGATTTTCAAGGTTAAGTTTTGCCTGAGCGTCAACAAAAGCATCGAAATTGGGAGTTGTTGCAGGAACAGAAAGAGTTGCTTTCTTAAATTCTGCATAGATATCAGCATTTACTGTGTTGAACATGTCTGTACCCATGTGTCTTACACCTGTAGGCACAAGTTTCGGGTCTGTCATTGCCTGTTCATCGAAGTATTCAAAACGGTTCTGTGCGAGAAGAATTCTGTATTCTTCAGGTGTATAAGAAACTTCAATACTCTTTGTGTTACCTTCGCCCATAGCCAGCTTTTCTGTGCCGTCTGTTGCTCTGTAAACATTGATTTTGCGCACCATACCTGATGTGCCCTCAAGGCTTCTGTCAACTGTGCAGAATGTCTGCAGGTCAAGATGTGAATTGAACTGGTCTTCTACCTCATTTGAGAGGAAGAAATTATCATAAATAGTGTGTGGCATTATTCATTACCTCCATATAATTTTTTGTATTCTTCAGGGTGATTGTTAGCAAAGTCAAGTCGCTCCTCAGCTGACATTTTTCTGAACTTTTCAAGTGTCATGACTTTATCAGGGTCACCTGCAGGCGGTTTGGGAGTGTCTTTAAACTTGTCTGCTTTTAATTTTTTTGAATAAGCTTCAAGGAATTTCTGCTGATTTTCAAACACTTTTTCTGTGTTTCCGTCTGCCATTGCTTCTGCTGTTTCTGATGCAAGTTCTTCATCATAGCCCATAGCACGGAATTTCGCTTTATGAGCAGATACTGTCTTTTCTTTTTCAAGCGTTTCTACTCTTTCGCGGAGAGTTGTCAATTCTTCTTCTCTTTCCGCTTCTTTACGTTCATCATCAGAAAGCAGGTCATTGTGAGTTTTTTTCAGATTAGCCAGTTCAGAAGCGGTTTTGTCGAAAACGTCTTTTCTGACATATCCGGAATAGTCTGCATCAGGCATCTCATACCCTTCAAGAGCCGCTAACTTTTCTTCGGCACTCATTCCTTCGTAGCCTTCAATTTTTGTTGTGTCGATTTTTGCCATTTTTTTAATCTCCTTTGCGTTTATACAGTTCTCTCTGTTAATTTGCGGTTTAACGTCTTCTCTGACACTTGCGTTTTCATGTCTTCTCTGACAAATAAAAAAAGACTATAAACAGAAATAAATCTGCTTATAGTCCTTGTTGACTGTATCCCCTTACCCGATTATAAGGGTCATAATATTTAATTTTGTTTTAAAATGTGGTTTTGGCTTTCACTTTACGTTCTATTTCCACCACAACGAGTTTTCCGTTTTCTTTTTTTAGTTCAACCGAATTCCCTTTTTTGAGAATTTTACTTATCGTTTCAATAACTTCCGTATTAAACATTTTTATAACTCCTCCGAATAAGGAATAAGATAACATCTGCAACCAAGATGTGGTTTTACCGGAACTTTATCAATATCATAAACTTTTCCGTCACGTTCTCTGCAGATTCTGCATCTTTTGTCGTCTTTTACCGAAACCCATTTTACTTTTTCAACACCTGAATCGGTGTATGCTTTCATCGTTGCTGCATCGGTCGTAATGATAGAATATTGTGTTATCATCGCGGACCAATAACGCAAAGCTGTATCGATTTCTTCGTTTTTATTTTCACCTGCGATTATTCCCTCAAAAGCACGTGAGCATTTTCTCTCAACTTCGTTCACGTAAGAATACTTCGTCACCGGGTCATATGCTTCCAGAACTGCATCAAGGAGCCATTGTTCATTTATTAAAGAAACATCGCCGAGCTGTGTGTTTTCATAAGCTTCAACAGCAATACGGTACAGCATTTCGCGAACAAGTAAATCCGCTTCTGTATAAAGAGATTTAACCGATTGTAAAACATTGACTTCATCAAATGACAGCAAAGACTTTCTGTTACCGAACATTTCAATAAAACGTGAATTCAGATATTTTACAACCTTATCGGCAAACTCATACATCTTCTTCGCTCTCCGCTGTACTGTTTATTTTTGCTTTTTCATCATTTACCTGCTTTTCAGAAAACGCATTTAATGCTTTTTCCGCTTCTTTTTTCTTTTCTTCCGCATATTTCATACTCTGCGTATAAGCAAGTTCCGGGTCAACGAACATTCCGCTGTGCTCAAAAGCCAATCTCGGATGGATTTTCTCGTTACTGAGCATTGAAATAAGCACCTGTGCTTTTTCCTGAATATTTTCGTAATTTCTGCGGGTAAAACGAATTTCAATAGATGAAAGTTTGAGATTTGTATTACGGAGCGTGTTTGTAATATCAATTACAAGCCTTAAAAATTCTTTTTCAGACTGTTTGAACATCATTTCTGTATCTTTTGCTCTTGCTTCTGCCGCAGTCCAACCGTCACGCATAATAACGGCCGTTCCGGTATCGCTTGTTGAACTTCCGCCGTTTCTGTTGGGCATTCCGCAGATAGTAAGTACCGTCTGATACATATAATCAACAAGTGTCTGCGTCTGTGTCTGGTTAAGTTCCTGAGTAAGATATTTCAAATCACCTTCAAGAGGTACCTGGATACCACCTTCTTCTTTCAAGGCTTTGAAATCTTCTGCTTCAATATCAATACCTTTAAAGAGCATAATAGCCTGAATAAACTGCTCGATTCCGTCAATACGGTTTGATGCAACTTCGTTTATAGCATCAAGCAGAGGCAAAACAATTTCAAACGCGCCTAAGCGGGCACTGTTTGCAGGATATTCAATAATAGGGATTCTGCCGAGAAAATGAACTTCATTTTTAATAATCTTGTCATTTTCAACTTCATAATATTTATCTTTTGTATAAATACTACGTACAACGGTATCATCGTTTTTGGTAACGGATTTTACCGCCATCATAGGCTTGTTACCTAAACCGCTGTAGTAAACCACAAAGCTGTCACGCGGGTCGAGAGTGTAAATTTCAAACGGTGCTTCATCAGGTTCTTCTGTGGAATCGGGCAAAACCATTCTGTAAGATGTACCGGCAATAGTGAACCATTCAGCAAGCTCTTTATCTTTCGTTGATTTACTTTCAGCAAACACATATTCATTGAGTAAATTCAGTTCATCAGATATATCATCTTTACCGCGGTTGACATACTGCACAGGCTCACCCATAAGATAACCAACCTTGAAAGATACAATTTCATTTGCTCTGTTTTCAACGATTTTATTGTTAATTTCTTTACGATATTCCTTCGTTCTACCCAGAACAGGCTGATTGCCCTTATAGTAATCGTAGAGGTACTGAATTTCACTTCTGTTTTGTTCGTGAATCTCTAATGCTTTTTCAAGAACAGACAACACATTTTCATCTGTTATTTCTTCAACATCAGTTGTAATCATTCTTCTGCCGAACATATCTGCGCGTGAAGTTGTGCTCATTCAGTTACCTCCGTTTCTTCAAAAATATCTTTATAATATAATTATAGACCTTTAAAACACCTGCGTAAAGCCCCTATTTTTTTAAATTGGCCGTTTAAATACAGTACATTTCCCCATGGGGTTTCTTACCATATCAATCGCCATTGAAAGACTGTCGGGAGCATCGTCATTTTTATTCTTTCCGAACATCTTATACGAGAAAACATTCTGCATAAACAGGCTGTATTCCTTGCTTCTTTTACCTGATTCCCTGAAAATCATCATTTCTCTGATATCAGGAGCTTTGTCAAATATCCTTTGAAATTTCGCTTTGTCAGTAGGTGCAGCTTTGGTTGTGAGATTTATCCTGATTTTGTCTTTTCTCAGAATATCCTCAACGCCTTCCTTATAACTCTCTGTTGATTTATTGGCTTCAATACGCATTGCCTGCACACTGTGTTTTTTAACAGCATTTGCAAGCAACGGTTGTGTTATCTTCTTGTTGCCGTTATCATAAACCACATCGTGAACATAAATATCATCACCATATTGAAAACATACAGGAGAAGCCACAAAGTCACCGCCACCGAAAGCGGGGTCAACAGCCATAAACACTCTGTCAGGTGCACCTTCAGGCAGAACTCCGTTATAATATCTGAATTCTCCCGGTGAGAATAAAGCACCGTCACGCTCAATAGGTTCACCCATATACTGTGCAAGCCATGAAGCCATATCGTTGTTACGTTCAAATGATGCTCTCCTCTGATGATAATACTCCGTACTGAAACCTACATTGTAATCATAGTAAAACTGGCTTTCATCGTTTTCATCAAGAGCCGACAAATTGATAATTTTAACTCTGCGGTTTTTATACCTTTCATCGTTCTGCAAAAGGTCCATACGTATACCTGCCGGGTCAATCATTGACCAGCGTGTACCGCACCAGAGGATTTTTGCCTTTTCTTTCGCACGTGGTAACAGGTTATTGTCAACCTTGCTCCATGCTGCCATAAGTCTGTCTTTATTAAGTGCTTCTTCAATACCGCCGATAAGGTCATCGGAAATCTCAATTCCGTCACAGTCACAAGCACCGTTAAGTGTGCCGTAAAGAGAACGGCAAGTAAGAGACGGATATCTCTTTTTTCTGTCAATATTCAGTGTTTCATCCTGTGAATTTGTCTGTACAATCTTTGCTTGAGGAAACACATCTTTCCACAAATACGTCACAGGGTCAGTTATTATTTCAAGCACACCGTTATAAAAGGCCTTTGTAATTGTGTCTGAATAAGCTGAATACAAATTTGAGTTTTCGCTGTTTCTGCCGATAAGCCACGTAACATAAAACATAAGAATTGATGTTTTACCAACTCGCGGAGGCATTGATATAAACAATTCATCAAGTTCATCATCAGTCAGTTCCTGCAATGCATCTACAACGCATTTTAAAATTTTTCTTCTCGGCTGATAAAACCTTTCTTCAGGTTTACGGTTTATTTCAAGATATAACAGATAACTGTCAAAGCAGTAATAAGCATCAAAAAGGAGCGTTTTTTTATACAAATCAAAGAAATCTCCCATCCTGACGGCTTTTTTCATTCCTTTTGACACCAACATTCTCAGTTCTTTGTTGGTTTTGTGAGATAAATCAAAATCATCTTTTTCAATATTTCTGCACAAATCAAACAAATCATTGTACGCCCTGATATCCTCAGGGTGCCTTTTTATTTCTTCAAAAATTTTTGCGATTAACTTATTCATTCTTACCTCCTGAAAATAAAAAAAGGACCACGATTTTACTCGTAGTCCCTGTTGACTGTTTACTATCTACCCTATTGTAGTAGTCTCATATTCATTTTTTACAACATCATCACATAGTTCAATCTTGCAATTCCTTAATTCAATCACCGTTAAACAGTGATAGACTTCTCCCACGACAGTAACTTTATCACCTTCACTGAACATTTTCATCAATTCTTCTTCAGTTACATCATTTATTCCGCAATCGGCACACCATTCACCTGTTATTTCACTGTCTATCGAAATAACACTTTCTCCATATTCTCCATTTTCGTAAGCTTCCCTGACATCTCCTACAATACCCGTAAAGCTCACTATCTTTCCGTCAAACGCTTTGCACTGGTCATAACAATTTGAAGGGGTGGAAAATTCCGATACATCTCCGTAAGAAGAATCGACAATATTCTGTTCAATTTTAGACTTAATCGTATTCTGCCGTTCAATGTTTGGTTTTATAACAGGAAAATACAAAAGAGCACAAATAATCAGTAAAACAATCATTGCTTGTATAGTTGCTATTATTCCCGCTCCACCGCTATATCTTCTGCCTCTCACAGCATTCCCTCCCGAAAATTAATTTCACAGTTCTCTTGCTCTACTGTACCAGGTAGAACGGCTGATACCCAACTGTCTGCAACATTCATTTACGGATAATTCACCGTCTTTTTGTTTTTGTAAAAATTTTTCAAAGCCGTGAATTTCCTTTTTAGGTCTGCCGTATTCGTCCCATGTATCAGATGCCCGCTTTGCAGCAATACCTTCAGCCTGTCTTTGCTTAATCTCAATTCTTTCCTGCTCGGCATAACTTGCAAGAACTTCAATCAGGATATTATTTACCATATCCATAATCCATTCCTGACCCTGATAATCTATCAAAGAAGTAGGAAGATTTAATATTCGCAAAGCAATACCATTTTCCTTAAACCACTTTATTTCTTCTTTTGTGGCTTCCTTGTTCCTTCCTAATCTGTCAAGAGATTTAACAACAACTTCATCTCCTGCTTTCAGCACAGCTTTCATTTTCTGATATTGTTCTCTCTCAAAGTTTTTTCCGCTTTGCTTGTCGCAGAAAACTTCATCAATCTCTTTATATCCCTTTGCTACTTCCAATTGTCTTGCAAGGTTCTGGTCCTTCGAAGAAACACGAGCATAAAAATAAATCATTGTTTATCGCTCCTTTTAATCTTCTTTGCTCACTTTATATGCACCGTCTGCTTTAGTCCCTTTTCCGCGTGGTGTAATTACAACATCATAATCAAGTGCCTGTAACATATCACACAATATAGCAACAGATAAGTCCTTGTTTTTCTTATTATTAAGTCTGTCCCACAATGCTGCCTGACTTATTCCTAATCTGCTTGCCAATGTAGCATTTGTTACGCCCTGTTCTTCCATAATTGCCTTTACAATTTGTTTTGCGTTCACGCAATCAACTCCGTTCAAGTTATTTCTTGTACTTATTGTATCATACAAGTTTTTACTTGTCAAGTATTTTCTTTATCTTTTTATTTTTTGAGTGTGGTTATAAGGCTTACCCCCGCCCACTTTCGCCCACCATATCCCCCAGGGGCACAGGCTAACGGCTTGTATTTACTTTAAGTTGTGTTTAAATGTGTACTTTTATATACATTAAAACAATTCAAGAAAAAACTTGAAAAACTTTATAAAAAAGCATTGACATTCAAGTTATTACTTGATATAATATCGACATCAAGTAAATGCTTGATAGAAAGGAGCATAAAAGACGGTGAACGAGAACATCAGGAAAGGGGCTGAAGATATGCGACTTGAATTTATAGCGGTTCTGAAGTTGATGTTGAAACTGCTTGAACTCGGGAACATAGAAGAAGCCAAAGAAGTTATACAAGAACTTTTAAAAGAAGAATAAAAAAATAATACCGGTGCCCACTCTACCAAAGTAACACCGATATTAAAACAAAAACAACAGAGGTTCGGCGGTTCTCACCGCCTCCGCCGTCCTCTTGATTATAACAGGCGGTTAATAAAAAGTCAAGGAGAGATTAAAAATGTCAACAACTTATGAAATCAGAACAAACCCCACTTATAACAGCAGCGAAATATATTTCGACGGCAAGCCCTGCGAAGCAGTCCGCCAGGCTCTGAAAGCTTTAAAATTCAGATGGCACAGTATAAAAAAATGCTGGTATGGTTATGCATCAGACTTCACTATATCGGCAGCAATCAACGAAGCCACACCGGAAGAAGAACAGGAAAACACCGTTGTTACATCTGACGGTTATATGGGTGGCGGTGCAGTGTTAGGCAGTAAGTCACATTTGGGGCTGTACGGTCAGGAACTGAAGAAAGCCATTGCAGAAGACATAAAAAAAGCAGGTATAAAAGGCGTTACGCTTTCAGAAAAGCGTGGTAACATCTATGCAACCATAAAAACAACAGAAACGGATATATTGCCCTTTGAAGAGTTTAAAAAGGTTTTTGAGATAAATTATTCTTGTTATTGGATTAATTATTTTGACGATGAAGGACGCCACGCAGATATACACGTCAGCCAATTCATGGAACTGTCAGCAGAAGAAAAAGAGAAAATAACAGAGCGTGCCGCGGCTTTTGAATACTACAAAGAAACACAAAAAGAAATCACATTGAATGAATTTTATCTCGAAAAATACAAAGCGTTTTCGCCTTCAGGAGCTGAGAAAATACAGGCGGTAAACAATATTATCAAGATGTATAATTTTGATGAATCCAATTCAATGGTTGATTATTTTCACACTAATTTTTATTATTGGCTTGTTGTTAAACCTGGAAAGAAAGGAGAATAAAAATGATATTATTGATTGTTGGCTTTTTTATCATTGCATCAGCTGCAGGGATTACACTTAAATAATTAAAAAATTGCCGTCCTGATGGGCGGCTTTTTTTGTTGTCTTCTGATATTCTAATTTTATAGCGTTTTGAAATATTGCAAAAATTGCCGTTTAAATTGATTTTTACAATGTTTTAATATAGTTTCATAGATATATAGACGAAATCAAAGACAATCCGCTTTTCTTTGAACTTTTTACTATATGTACATATAACAAACAACCGCCACAGCACAAACAAGCTGCAGCGGTTTTGTTTTTTGGGTGTGCAGGTTCTGCCGTTCTTATTCCCAACCACAAACCAACACAATATTATTATCGTTTTCAGATTTTCCAAAAATCCACAGTCAGATTTTCAGATTTTTCCATTTTCAGATTTTTTAGTTTTCAAAATTTTCATCATCTGTAACGGCACTTTCAAGATATCTCTGCCTGATTTCCTCTGTTTCCTGACCTTCTCCAAGCGGTTGATTAGGTGTAACTACAACTTCCTGTTTGTCTGCATAGCCGAAATTATTCTTCATCAGGAAAATGCCTGATACAGGATTTATCTTGCCGTTCTGCATATAATCTTCCATCATCAGGTTCAGAATCTGATACGCTTTTTTTATGGCGTTACGGCGGTCAGATTTTTCAGTATCGTCACCTTGTGACCATTCCCATATAGTTTTACGGCTTACACCTACTGCAAGAGCAAGACCGGCAACAGAAGGTTTCATATCTTCTTCTGAGCAGATGTTAAAATATTCTGCAATTCTTTCCTGCAGTTGAGATATATTTTTTGTATCTATCGGTGGAAGGTCTGCAAGACGTAATGCATTGTTTATGTATTTGGTATTATCACCGGGTTCAGTTTGTACTGACATATTTTCCGACCTTTTCGGCCGTTTATGTTTGACAACGTTTTCACCGATTACTTCTATATCTTCGTTTGTCAATTTTTTCATCTCCTTGTCTGAGTTACATAAAATGTTCTCTTTCTTCGTTGTTGCGTAAATAATAATACACTCCGCATTTATCAGGGTGATTTTTGCATCTGTCTTCACAGTCTGTTTTATTGCAGAAATGACAGCAACGGAATGTTTTATCGTGTGGGCAACGTTGAAGGGAACAATAATTGTGAGGTTCTTTCTGCATACTGTCACCTCATTAAAAGCAAGGAACAGAAAACGATTGCTGCGATTGATATTAACAATTTCAAAATTTTCACTTTGTCCCTTCTTTCTTAAAAGTTCAGATTTTCTGTTATTTCGTCAAAATCATCAGTTTTTATAAAGCACGAATATTCTTTTGTACGGTTAAAATATTTGCTTGATTGAATACGCTTTGATTTTTCGCTGTAGACCAATTCTATTGCATTTGGTCCTGTGAGAATTCTGCCTGTAAGTCTGTTTTTTGTGATAGTGATTTTGCTGTCTGCAATTCCGTCATAACAGCGTTCATAGTTCATAACCACGTCAACTGCGTTAGTGATGTCAGATGAACCGCTGACCGTATCGTTGTTGAATTCGGTATTACTTTTTTTGGGATGGGCGATTAAAATAATTGCTATGTCAAATTTTTTTGCAATTTTAGCAAGGCTTTTCACAAATGACGATTGCTGACGGTAAATATCTGTCTGTGGGTTATCGTCAAGTGCTGTCATAAGGTTATCGATACAAACAAGTTTTATGTTGTATCTGCACACTGCATCTGTGATAATTTTCAGAATTCCTTCGTATTCATCATCTTCAACTGCAGTATTGTCAAATATGAACGCTTTGTCAAAATACCAACGGTTAATTGTTTTTGTTACTTCATCAGAAAGATAATACTGTTCATCTCCGTATTCGTTGAAGTGTGTGCTGATGTGCTTACCTCCTGCAATCTGCAAATCAAGCCAATTTTTGAAATGATAGTTCGGCAATTCTCCCGAATATACAAACACCGGATTATCCTGTTCTATTGCTTCTGCTGCGAACTGTGACATCAGGGTCGATTTACCTTCACCGCGTTTTCCTGAAAGCAAAATAACCTGACCGTAAAACAAACCGCCGATTGCTTTGTCAATTTCATAAATTCCTGTTTTGATTTTCGGCAGTTTCTGCATATCAACAGCTTTTACATTTGCAAGGCGTTTGACAAACTTTACTTCTCTGAGTTCTGCATTGTTTATTGCTTTGATAATTGCTTCCTTGCCGTATTTCAGCAAAATATCATTTGCATCCTTTTCACAAAGATAATCAATGTTTCTTACGCATTTTACGGTCATCGGCAATTTCTTTGATAATTCATCAATGAGAGTTATCTGTCCTTTTTCGTTATCACCGAAAACAACAACTTCTTTGAATTTGGTTATCCACTCCCAGCAATGGGTTATCCACGTAAACCCTTTTGCACCTGTCGGAACTGATACCACATTCGGAAATCCACACTCTGCAACACTCAGACTGTCAATCTGACCTTCGGTAATAATAAGCCTGTCAAAATCTGTGCACTGCGCCATACCGAAAAGAATAGGTTTTGTGTTCTTCTCACACCACTCTTTGTTGCCTTTACCGTCAAATTTCATATTACGGTATTTTACAAACTGCAAAACACCTTCTTCATCATAGAACGGAAATATAAGTATGTTGTTGTTGCTTTTGTGTACTGTGATTTTATATTTCCGTGTGATTCTTTCGCTGATACCGCGTGACTGCAGATATTCAACTGCTTTCGGCTTTGTGACAATTTCTTTCTGTGGTAAAGTTCTGTATGTAGGTTTTTCGTCTTTTTCAAGCGGAAAATTGAAATCCCTTGCAAGTTCTGCAAAATGGCCTTGCTTACCACATGAAGCTCTGAAACATTTGAATGTACCGTTTTCAAGATTTATCGAGAAAGTATTTATATCGTGATTTCCGCCAAAACAATAAGGGCAATATTTAAAAAACAGTTCATCATTTTTCTGTTTTGCGTCTGCTCCCACTTTAAGTGCTAAAGAAAAAGCATCTTCAATTCTGAATTGATACATCTTCTGTCACCTCAGAAATCTTTTCCGCTTAACGCGTCATAACCCTGATTTTTTTCTTTTTGAGCGAGAGCGTTATTATATTTCTTTTCCTTCTTTATATTCTTATCTTTCTTACGCTGTTGTTGATTGTTTGTTGCTTGTTTGTTAGTTGTTTGTTGATTGATTGTTGCAATATTCGTTGCTCTGTTTGTTTCATTTTCATCGAAAAGTTGGTAATCTTCCCAATTAACAACAGTTATAAGTGAATACTTGTTTGTTGAAGTGATTGTTATTTCCCCTGTTGATTTTAACTTCTTTATTGCAGTTCTTACTTCCTGAACTGAATGACCTATGTCGTCAGCCAGACTCTGATAACTTGTAACGAGCTGCCCTTTTTTCAATACAACATCACGCCACGATGTTTCTCTGAAATTTGCCGTCAGAAGCAAGTGAATAAACACACCTTTTACAACATCATCCTTATACCAACCCCATGCAACAAGTTTTCTGTGCAGTTTTATAAATCCGTTAAGAGTATTTGACATTATCCGAAATCGCCCCTTTCCAGCCTTTCTTTTATTTCACGGTATAAAATATCTCTGATAAGCTTTCCGCTTGTTTCTTCCTTACAGAAAATAATCTGACAGTTATATCTGGAGAGCCAGGCCAATATGCTTGCAGTAAGTGCAGCGGAATTCATTTTTGAACGGTACTTGCCGTTATAAGCATTTTCCCAATTTGCGTTTTCAATCAATAGATAAATTTTTGCGTTTTGTTCCTTTGCACGCTCAAACTCACGCCTGAACCGTCCCCTGCCATAGCAGAAGCATCCGCAGATTTCATCAAGGCTCATTTTTCTCTCAACGGCAAGGAGAGTGGAGAAATCCAACTCCCTGCCGTCTGACAACTCACATTTTGCCGAATAATCACCGAAATCAAGTGTTTTACGTTCATAGGGTAATTCTATGGCTTCAAGTCTTTTTCTCGCTCTCAGGGTATCCTGTTCCCTTGTATCAACGAGAATTTTTATATGTTCAAGAGCGTACCTGATTTCAAAAATATCCATTATGACCACGGAAAATCATCATCGCCTGTAATTTCTTCAAAATCTGCGTTTTTGATTGAAGCAGATGATGAATTGGTTCCTGAATCCGAATTTAACGGCTTGTCCTTCGGTATAGTGAACTTACCTTCTTTTATCGCTGATAAATCAACAAGTTTAAACGGTTTTGCTTTCCATCCGTAGAAACCGTTGAAGTCATATTCTTCATTTCGCAGAAGAAGTCCGATTTTCTTACCTTTAAGGCTCTTTTCATCCCATCCCCAATGATAACCGGGGTTTGAATCTTCAACAGCATTCATATTGGCTTTGAAAACAGATTTATACCATTCATCACGGTCTGAACCATCGTCAGTGGGAACACTCAGACGGAGAACACCTTTCCATTTTTTGTCTTCGCCCTGCTGTGAACGGTAATCATCAGCAAAGTAATTTTTGTAATCACCTGCAGTAATATCAACTGCAATTTCAAGTTTGCTGTAACCGTCATAATGTTTTTCCTCTGCGTTCATAATAACGGCTTCATATCCGCCTGCAGGGATTTTTACTTTTTCTGTCTGTGCTTTTACTTCGTTGTAGTTTTTAAATGCTTTCATAGTTTTATGTCCTTTCTTATTTTAAATCATAATATTCTCTGATTGCTGCATCGACAATTTTAAGGTCATTGTCAATTTCCTTTTCAAACATTCCAATCGGCGATTTCGCTGTTGTTGTACCGTCTGACTGTGTAATGAATTTATGGTTCTGACCATCAGCCACACAATAAAGCACAATAGCAAACAAACCTTCAAGCGTCAGCTGACTGTCAAGCATTCTGCCGATTGTTTTAGCTTTCATCTTCCCGCTTTCTGTTGTTTCACAATGGTGGAAGAAATAAACAATTTTGTCGTCTTCAAGGTCATTGATGCAGAAATCAATAAGATTCTTAAAATTCACAGCCATATCAGTGAATTTGCCGTAACCTGTTTCTTTTGCTTTGTCAAAGCTGTCAAAGCTGAGCAGGTACTGCGAATCATCAATCACAAAGCTTTTTATACTTTTGCTTTTTGCAAGCACACTCTTTGTAAGAGCATATCTGCTGCAATTTTTCTTTTTGGCTTCTTTGCTCAGGTTATAAGGCGTCATATCGCTTTTGAATGGTAATGGTTTTGAAGCCACATTGATAATTCCTATTTCTCCGTTTTTGTAATTTCTTAAAGATGAAGATTTACCGCTTCCGCTTTCACCGACAATAAATACCGGAAGTCCCATTATTCCTCACCTCCTTCGTCTTCGAATTCAATCGGACACGTAATATCTCTGCCGAATTCTATGTAGTCAACAGGGATAATCTTGCCGTGCTGCAGTTCACATTTGCAACGGCCGAGACCTCTTTCACTGTAAAGAAACTCACAGTTCTGACATGTCTTTATTCCGTTTGCAAATGCGACTTTGATTTCCGCCCTTCCTTTAGCATAAAAGGTTATTCCGTTTTTTACATTTGCCATAAGCTTGTCCTTTCTTTATATAAAGCCGAGGAGTGAGTGGCCTTAAGTTTATCTGCTCCCGGAGGCTTTTTCTTATCCGTTCTCACTTTTACGTTGCCTTCTTAGCTTCGATTTTCATCTACTCCCGTCTGCCTTCCCTCGGCTTGTAAACATATCTTGATTTTTATTGAATTATGTAGTATAATTTTATTGTATGGGGGTATTACCCTTCCGTCTGCTGTGTTGCACCACAGTAGGCGGTTCTTCTTTTTATACGCTCAAATTCAGGTATTTGCTCAAGTTCTTCAATTCTTTCACGCAAATCCTGATTTTGTTTTTTCAGGTAATTGTTTTCGTTTTTCAGAGCCATATTCTCAATAAACAAATCTTTTTCTTTATCACTCAACATCTTCACCACCCATAATAATTTTGTATATCGTGTGGCATAATTTTTCATCTGTTTCAGGAAACGCCAACGAAAACACAGATACTGCACCGATGGCAATCATAATAAATAATGCAAACATATTTTTACCTCAGATTTTCTTTCCGCCATGCTTGTACGGTCTTGAAATGTTATATCTGTGTTTTTCTGTTATAATTCTTTCGATATCTACGTTTTCTTTTGCAAGATAATCAAAAATTCTGATTACACAGTCAATCATTTCAACAGCCATTCCGTCAGGTTTTCCGTTGTTATTCCATTCCATAGTTTCTCCGTTGCGATAAGCTTCAAGAGCTTCTGAAAGTTCGCTGTGACAAAGTGCAATTATTTCTCCGAAAGAGCGTTCCTCATCCCACCAACCGTGAGCCTTTGCATTCTGATGGATTTCATACGCCATCTGGTTGATGCTGCATTTTTTTGCATCTGTTTCCTTAATTTCTTCAAGCGTTTTAATCAGGGATTCACCAAAATGAGTAAAACCTTTTTTAAATTCATCTGTAGCCGATTCGCCAAATTCATACTCGTATGTAATTCTTTCTGCAACTCTTTTCACCAGGTCTATTCCTGTAACTGTAACCGGCACATCAATTATTTTTGCCATTTTTATTATCCTTTCTTTTGGTTTTCTGAATTCATCTTCCTATACTCAATATTGTTTTTATAAACAATTTTATTATTGCTATGAGTTTTTTCATTCAATCGCTCTTTCTCCGTAACTGCAAAAATCGTCAGCACTTCTTACGGGTTCAAAAATTCTTTCCCAATTTGTACCGTATGTAAAAGTGCAATTAGGATTTTGGCAATAATACTCCTCACTTTCACCAATGGTTTTGTATGGTTTAGAAAACAAACAATCCTTACACCTTACAACTTCAACAAAATCTTCTTTGGAAATAAAATCTCTACATTGGATTTCTTTGTCTATAATTGTACTATACTCACACAGACCGTAATGAACACATTTTCTACATCTCATTATAAATCACCCTTTCCGTCCATTTTTACACCACAGTGTTGACAATATTGTGTGTTTTCATATATTAAATATGAATAGTGGCAAACAGAACATCTGTAATATTTTTTGTTATTGTGAGTACAGCAATATTTCCATTTCCCGTGCTTTACCTCAACCACATCGGCGGCAGGCATTTCATTAATAGCAATCAAAGCATATCCATAATTTGGAAAATGCAAATCGCCGAGTTTCTTTTTTAACGCTTCACGCTCTATGTATTCTTTTTCAGCCATTGTCAACTCTCCTGTTCCAAGCTTCAATTGCTTCTTTTTTTGTTTTATATGCCCAAGTTTTAGGAATAACGCTACAATGGGATTTTGTAATATTGCATTCAATCCAACATCTTCCGTCTGTACCTTTCTGAAGTATCGCTTCACCACCACAAAACGGGCATGGTTTTAAATCAGTCATTGTCAGCACCTTCTTTCAACGCTTTTTCGGCTTCTTCTTTTGTGGGGAATACCGTTTTACCGATGTCAGTTTCAAGAAATATATTTTCGCTATCGTCAATAAAAACAAACTCATCTAAATTAATCTGAATTTCAACAATATCCCATTCCCAGACTTCGCCATACTCTATTGCAGTTCTATATATCGTATCACCAACCTTACAAGGCGGTACGATTACGCCGTTTTCAAGAAGAAAGTCAGCAATACTTCCTACCCCTCTATTGCCTTCGTAGTTAGCAGGAACACTTTGCAATAACTCTATCAGCCTATCTCTCATTTCATTCTGCATTGTTATTTCCCCTTTGCTATACAAAATTCAAACGCTTTTATCTGACCTTTTAAAAATGCAAGTTCTTTTTCTGCTTCTGATAATGAGTTTTCTAAACCTTTATACTGACTTTTAAGGCTTTCTATATCAAGTTTCAAACGCTCGTTAGTTTCACACGCTCGATGAAATTCTGCTTCATAGTTTAGGCTTGCTGCGTGTTCTTTCTGCATTGTTGTCACTCCTTTGTTTAGGTTCATAGCCTTTTGGAAATATGCTTGATATACATTCATCGTGTTTTGGACTTTCACAAAACATTCCTGTGTTATGTTTACAATTTTTGCAATGCCTATTTGTGAGTGTTTCAACAACTGTTTCTATAACACTTCTTAATTTCACCAACCCTCACCCACCATTTCATCAAAAGCCTTTTCAATGATTGTCCTGTTCTGTATGCAATTTTCACAACTGCAACAAGTATTATACCAACACCATTCGCAATGTTCCCTGAACCACTTTTGAAATTCTTCTTTGTTGTTAAAGTGTGAATACTCGTCAAAGTCGTTGTGTATCATTCCGCATCACCCACCATTTCTTTTACAGCGTTGTCAATGTCGTCAGCAAACACAATATTATTTGCATATTCAGTTTTTAAGTTCCATTCTTTTTTCAACCTCTCCGCAAACTCTTTGACGGCTTCGGCGGGTCTTTCGAGCAGGCATTTTACCCAATACTCTTCTCCGCTTTCGCAACGGCTAATGTATGCATTTAATTTCTCAATCTCTGCATCTTTCTCCGCTATGTATTTCTGCAAAGTTTCCTGACCTGCTATAAGGGCTTCAATCTCTGATTTTTGAATATCAATGAGATTGTTTGCTGCTTCTATGATTTTCTCATTTTTAGTGATTTCTTCTTTTTGACGGTTGATAAGGTCAAGGGCGTGTTTTGGGTGATTTGTTACACATTCGGTTTTGTTTTCCACACAAGGGCAACCTTCACAAGTATCTTCGTGTTTAACGCAATATTCAAAAGCCTTTATAATCTCGTTATCTGTCATCTTCTTCGCAATCTGTTCTCCGTCAGGTTCACTTTCACAGTGCTTGCAGTATGGGAGTTCTTCGCCATATTTAACCGTTATTTCAGAATTGCATACTGAACATCGAAAAACAACGTAATCTTCCTGTTCATTTATTAAAATCCATTTCATTGTCTGTTTCATTCATTTATCACCTCACAAATCTCCGCAGGGAATGACCTGCCGTCACCATACCAGCAATTATATTCAGGTTTATACAACCAATCACATTTAAGAGTAAATGCAGGAAACTGTTTGTTTTTCGGTGTGATTTTCATAACACCGTGAAACGCTTTATACCCTTCAACTTTAATCATCTGTTCAACCTCTTTGCAAGTATCTTTCCGAAAACACCGCATTCTTCAAGTGGTACTTCTCTCAAAACTTTAATTTTCGATGTTCTGACTTTTCCGTCTGTACCTTCAGGCATAACAATATCGCTGATTTTTGTTTCACATTCGATTATTGCAAGGTTGTCCCAATCTGAACCGAATCGCAATGCCCAATCAAGATGAGAAATATGTATGCCGTAACTACATGTTCTTTCTGTATCGATATCACATTTTTCTGTTTTGGTTTCACCGACTTTGTATTCGAAATCGCAATCGTAATCAGAGACTAAACGACCGTCATCATGTTTTCTTACTGCTTTGTAGAAAGTAGCTTTCGTTTTGGTATGCTTGATTCCGTAAAAATCCATAAACTCGTGTATGGTTTTCGGCATATAAACAATTCGTGCATTACCGCTTATCTGGATGGTGCCGTGCATCTGTCTATCAACTATTTGAGCATTAGCTGTGGCTACAACGGAACTGTTTTCCCAGGCTACAACGGAACTGTTTCCCCAGGCTACAACGGAACTGTTTTCCCAGGCTACAACCTGACTGTTTTCCCAGGCTACAACCTGACTGTTTTCCCTGGCTACAACCTGACTGTTTCCCCTGGCTTCAACGGAACTGTTTTCCCAGGCTTC